CTTTACTTGCAACTTCATTAACAAGATCATTGAACCATTGCATTCGCGATGCACGGTTATTGATTTTCGTATTAAACCAGAGCAAGCAGTTAAGTTACAAGGAGAGTTTTTTACTCGCCTCAAATCTATTCTTACTCACGAGAATATTGATTATGAAGACAAAGTTCTCGCTAAGCTTGTTAAGCGTTATTATCCTGATTGGCGCCGTCTTATCAATGAGTGTCAACGCTATGCTGCCACTGGTAACATATCTTCTGCCATACTTGTTGATGTGGCTGATGTTAATCTTGATTCTCTCTTATCTTCTCTCAAGAAAAAAGAATTCACGACAGTAAAGAACTGGGTAGTTCAGCATTTGGACAATGATCCCAGCATGGTGATGCGTAAGATCTATGATAATCTGTATGGTGTTCTAAAACCTTCTTCTATTCCTGAAGCAGTTCTTATCATCGCTAAGTATATGCGTGACATTGCTATTGTTCCTGATCAGGAAGTAAATATGCTTGCTTGCTTGACAGAGATCATGATTAGTTGTGAATTTAAATGACCCTACTAAAATTCATTGAGAAAGAACCTAAATTTATTATGATGGAGGAGATGCTTGAACGCCTTGAAAAAGAACCTGAAAGACAATACAAGTGGATATGTAAAAACAACGCCAGAGAATGTAAAAGAAGCACATGAAGCATTGTTTCGTGCTACAATGAATCTACCTGCTGCTGCTGCTCATTGTGGCATGACGCAAAAAGAGATGAAAATGACCTTTCGTGAATACCTTAAATACCATGCCTCAGACTTTGAAGTCTCTTAAGACACCAATTCGTTACCCAGGTGGTAAGTCCAGAGCACTCAGTAAACTCTTCCAATATATTCCTGACCTCAAGGACTACACTGAGTATCGTGAACCCTTCTTGGGTGGTGGTAGCGTAGCACTTGAAGTGTCTAAGCGTTATCCTCATTTGAATATCTGGGTCAACGATCTTTACGAACCACTCTATAACTTCTGGCGAGAACTACAGGACCATGGACAAGCACTTAGAGATGAACTTGTCCAACTCAAACAAAGACATATTGATCAAGCATCTGCCAGAACTTTGTTTGATAGTGCAAAAGAATATCTTGGAAGACCTTTGGAAGAAACTAAAAACTTTCATCGTGCCGTTTCCTTCTATATTGTTAATAAGTGTTCTTTCTCGGGACTCAGTGAATCAAGTTCCTTCTCTCCCCAAGCAAGTGACAGCAACTTCTCTTTTGCAGGAATTGACCGACTGCCAGAGTATCAAAAACTGATTGCTAACTGGACTATTACAAATAAGTCATACGAATACTTGTTGACTGATTGTAAAGATGTTTTCACGTATCTAGATCCTCCTTATGAGATTGGAAGCAATCTTTATGGTAAGCGTGGCAATATGCATAAAAGTTTCAACCATGACTTTTTTGCTACCAAGTGTGATCGCTTTATTGGTCCTCAGTTGATCAGTTACAATTCGTCGCAACTGATCCGTGATCGTTTCAACGGGTGGACAGTTGGAGAATTTGCACATACATACACCATGCGCTCTGTGGGGAGTTATAATACAGATCAAGCGAGCCGCAAGGAACTCGTTCTCACCAACTACGCAACGGTATTAGCAAATGAAGTGTGAAGTTACTCTCTATGTTTCTGGCAAGGTCTTCAAAGAGGAAGTCTATGCTCGTGACTATCAGGATGCTCGTGAGGTCGCTCTTGCTCGCAACCCCAATGCCAAAATTTTAAGTGTCACTGCGAAGTTCTAATGTGGAGAATCTGGGCGAAAGCATTAGGGGAGAAGCATGGACGAACAGATAGAGAAGCAGATATTATTGCTGGCATACGCACCCTTATTTTTATTTCTTACTTGGTTACCAACTTTTTTATTATTAGTGGAGTGATTAGACACTGGAATGACGTACCAACTAAAAGACTACCTTTACTCAATCAACCAATCCAAGAAAAGCATCCTTGATGATGACTTCAATGCTGAGCAAGGTTATCCTCCTTACATTATTAACCGATGCCTTTCTTCTTTTATTGATACTATTTTGTTTGCAAATGAGGTGAATAAAAATTCTCATTTGCCAAAAAAACTTCAATACGATTTTTTACTAAAT